ATTGGTCGCCTGCTGACTCCCATTCGTTGCGTACTTCTTCTGGTTGATAATCCATAGGTTTATTCTTCCTGAAAATCCTGTCGTGATTCTCTTCAAATTTAGATTTATTGACGGGGCGCTGGCCTGAGCCTTTGCCCCCATGTGTTACACCTCTCATATGCTACCTCAATAGTTAGTGGGTATGCTCTCGATACCTCTGGCTCGCTCTGAGCGTAGGTAATCGTGATAGTACGTGCTGGGTTTTACCCCGGTATCAAACTCTACATCTTGGATCAGTGCCTGTTCTCGACGTATAGCCGCCTCAATTGGCTCAAGTACGACAGCAAGCACTGGGTTTGGTTCAATATACATCGACATTAGTTTTAAGTTCCTGTTCAGCCTTAATATAATCAAGGCGCTGGGTTTCTATAACGTGGTCAACTGAGATCTCGTGAGCAAACTCCCAAAGCCTCTTGAAGTACGCCTCGCGTGCCTGTAGCTCGTGTAAGGGTTGGCACACCTCAACAGTAAGATCAGGGGCAGGCTTAGGTACAGGATCTTCTGGGTAGTCATAACCGTCTAGGTACTCACTGGCGGCAGCTTCCGGGAAAAAGTTAATGTTATTTGCAGCAACTATGGCAATGCCACCTAGTGTGAGTGCTAACAGTGTTTTCTTATTCATCGAGAATTGCTCCTAAAGTTTCGCCTTCAGCAAATACGTAGCCAGATGCTACAAGAAAGTCTTGGAATGACGCGATCAGGTCGCCCCGGGATACGTCTCGGTCATATACGCTGATGATAGTTTGAATTGAGGGGATGTCTTGCGTGTATAGGTCGCCCTCTCGTGGGTATGGGTTGCTGATAAATTGGTATGACGGGTCAGAGTTAATCATGCTGTTGGTAATCCTGTAAATAGTGGTGAGAATGTTGCCCATAGAAGCATAGCAGCTATAGCTAGGCCAGTGATTAAAATAGTGTTTTTAAAATACTTATTCATTAGTTATTACTCCGTGAAAATTCAGTGTTGATTGGGTAGCGTTTACAATGCTCGGTGTATTCCATATCCCACGCAATCGTGATGTCGTTTATACCCCAATCTGAGATACTTTGGTCGGGTTCCTCGTTCCACTCTAAGATAAAGCTGAACCCGGCCAGATAGCCGCTAGTGCCAGAGCCGGGCTTTTTAAGGTAGATCTGCCCTTCTTCGACAGACTCGACAGCATCGACAGCCTCGAGCCACTTAGTGCCTGTATAATCGACCTCATCTTCAGACACAACCTCGACGGTGTAGCCTTGACGGGTTGCCCATTTGAGCAGGTGGTGGTGTGCAGGTATCATTGTTATTCTCCCAGATCGCGTTGTGGTAGATCCCACATATGGCGGGTTGGCTTGGCGTGTTCCTTGTATAATGATAGGTAACCGGCGTGCGATGCACGATAGGTGTCGCCGTCTATTGTTTCAGCGTCGCGCTTACGCATCGACCGGGCCGCTAGAATGTAATGATCCTCGCCAGAGTGTATAAAGTAGCGGGTCGAGTCCTTATCCTTACGTACAGTTGCGCCCAATTTCTCGGCCATCTTGGCGGTTGCTCTGACAATACGTGAGGCGGTTTTAGGTGAAGCTTTAGCAAATAAGTTTAGCATAGTGAAAGTCTCTTTTTAGTTAGTTAGTAAAATCTTTTTGAGTTGGGGAATAGTTTTCCCAGTGATACCCGACAATTCTGCCAGAGTTAGGTTGATATTGCTATCGTAAAAGTCGTTTATTTCTTGATTGCTCAAAATCTCTCTCCCTTTTTAGTGGTGGATAGGTGCTCGATACGCTCGCCGACGGATTTCCAATAAGTCGTAGTGATCTTGTAACCTTCAGACTCTGGAAACTTTTCAGCTAGTTTAAGATAGACCAATTGCGCCTCATTTTTAGTGGTGCAGGATCGCTCGCTGGTGGCGAAAAAGTGGTGGCCGTTATAGCTGACGTTTATATCGTAGTGATTTCTCATAATACTACTCCCAAATAGATGCGATTAGGCCAATACAGGCGACAAAGGTGGATATAACAATTAGATCTGCTAGAAACATGATAGTAAACTCCCCTTAAGCCGCAACCATGGCGGCTAGTTTGTTGATGTTAGACTGATTAAAGAAAAAGCCGTCGCGTTGTTCATCGTGGGTACGTGTATGCTTATTAGATCCCTTACGCTTAAGTACGCCGACGGCATTTGAATCATCTTTGAAACGCACATCGGTATCGTCCATATTGATCAGCGGGATCAGTCCTAGTGTACCCGGTAATTTATATTCACCTTTGCTTTCGGCGGTGTTGATGGCTAGGACGGTGCGCATTCCAACACGGATTGCCCGTGCGGTAATTTCTAGCGCCTTGGTATTGTTAGCGGAGCCACTGAAGGTCAGATCATAATTGGCTAGATCATTGTTAAGGTAGCGGGCATAGATCTTGGTATAGTCATAAAATTGCACGTCTGGCATCGATGCGATTAGATCAGAAAAATCAATATCACTAGTGCCATTAAGGCGGATCGCTAGTTTGTCGCCGTGGTTCAATTCATGGCGCATTATTTCGATTTTGAGGTGCTTAAAAAACAGTTCCGGTTGTAGGGCGTACATGATAGTACGCTTTGTAGCGGCATTGCTACCGGCTTTTTTGCCTAGCTGGCCGGACGATATAAGACAACCTTTTTTGCAGCCCATTAAACCGGCGGCGGCGCATATGGTTTTAGTGGTTACTTGGTCGGCGGGCTTTAGGTATAGAATACCGGTGAATACGTCCAGCTTTTCGCCCTTTTCTATCTTGGTCGAGCTGTTAACATTAATCAGCGGCGTGTCAGTCTTAGTTAAATAATCCCAATGATCACGCGCCCACGTTTTAGCGGCGGCATTGATGGCGGTTGAATTTTGTACAGCGTCAAAGTCGAGTGATAGTTGCATAGTGATATTGCTCCGATAGAGTAAAAAAATAAATAGTCTTAAGCGATACGCCTACAGCATAGCATAGGCGGATCTGTTAAAGCTACTTATTGGTAGGGCGGATCTGGCCGGTTAATCGCATTTTTCTAATGCTTAAGGCATCGGCCATTTTAGAGCCTAGTAAGCTATACGCCGTCGTTTCTACAGCGCTTAATTTGTTTTCGTATGTTAGCTGTAAATCATGGTCGTAGTTTTCTTTGGCGTACTTAATTAGATCAATATATGTTTCCATGAGATTGAACAGTTTGTCGGATATTTCTTTTTTAGTCATGGTCGTATTCTCTTAGTTAGTGTTGGATTAGTAAAACAGACTAGGTTTAATCTGCTTTAATAATCCGGCGGTGCTACCCGCCAGAGTTATCGCCTCTATCGGTTCCCCTAGTCTATCCTTTTTATCGGGCTAGGTGCGCAGTCTTTCAATCGGTCGCGCTTTGGATGTTGGCTGTTGAATCTCTCTACTCCCCTATAGGTTTCGCTGATCCGGTGTTGCTGGCTTTCCCTTGTCTCTGGTGCCCATTTTAGGGAAGTCAGTTTTTATTACAAGCTTTATTATATACCGATAATTCATAAGAAACCGCTTGCTTATAACTTTTAGTAAATGGCTATTCCCTCTATATATATAGGTGTAAACTACTGTATAAATTAACAGTTGCACGTCGCTGGATTGTCTGAAACTGTACAAAAAATGAACAGATTGAGTACCTATTCACTAATGAATAATGCCTTGTAAGGTGCCTAACGTGTCGCGTGTTGGACGATCTATTTTAAAAGGGCATGATATAGGTATGCTCTGGCGTCGCTTAGAACGGCTTTTAGATGCCTTGGTGTAGCTATGCATTTTTGAATAGATAGAGAGAGAAACAGACAGATAAACAGAATAAGGCATTGTTGGCATGACTATTGCATACACTACCCAAATGATAATGATTCTCATTCGCATTGGCGTATCGGTTCTGATATCCTTGGTGAACCTATAGGCCCGCTGGCATTTACTGGCGGTGGTGGCTTGCTTGGTGGCCTAGCAGTAAATACAAATGATAATGATTCGCATTCGCGTGACAGACGCACCAACATGGTGCAGGCACCCGACGGGGGTAACGGCAGACTGTGAGCGTATATATACCACCTCAGATTTTTGTGTGAAAAATGAGACTAAAGACACCAAAGGTAAGGTAGCGAATCCTTAACGAACCCTTAAGCGTCTCGTCCTTTTATTTAATGGAAACCTGTAGTGTGGGAGACACACTAAGAGACAGATCACCTCCTATTGTAGTATTTGTAGGTTAACGCTGTGGACGTGAAGCGTTAAGTTCACCTAAAGATATACTATAGTGGTCAATATTCATCATTAAGATGAGTTACCTATACTATAGTATATCAAAGGGGGGAGGGGGGGTTCTCCTATAGGGGAACCTTTAGAATTACATCCAACTTACGGCTCTCGGAGCACTATTAATGTTGTGTCCATTCATAAACTTATCTAGCTCATCATCGAGGAGTGCGGTCTTACGTTCTTGCATCTCCATATCGACATCAGCGGCCATCTGTTCAACCCAATAAGCAACACCCATGGCTAAGGCATCGATCCTATCGTCGTGAGCAAGTGATCCTCTGTCCTTCGTTATCCTAGTCATCTGATATGTCAGCATATACCTCTGAGCTTTCTCAGGAGGATGGTGCTGGACGCTATCGAAATCATGTTGGATAACTTTAGGGTCGAATATAAGCTTGTGTTGGTTCATTACAGGTTCTAAGGTGTCGATAATACGTAGTTCTTTCTGCTTACTATGTCGTACCTCCTCCACCGTGCATGGATATATTCGCTTAAGCACTGGTTTCAGTAGCTCAGTAAACATACCATCACCAAAGTTGCTCTCAATGAGAATCATGTTAACCTTATGTGTCTTACCTACGGTAGCGAGGGCTTCTAGTGTCGGCATACTGTAGCCACCGGAGATGCCGGAGCACTCAGAGACATATAAGTATCCATTAAGCATCTTAACGACTGCGTAGGCGGTCTCATCCTGACCTCTACCAGAGGGATCGATTACAAGCACCGAACCATCGTACTCTACGTAGTCCCCTAACGTCGCTTCTGGAGCAAAGAACTTGTCACCCGCAAGACCTACATTAGGAAGGTCGCTAACTGGCTTCATAACGCCATACACGAGCTTCTCGGGGGCTTTGTCGTTGTCCACTGACATAACCATAAGATCTGAAAGCTTCAATGGGTATCTATCCATGTCGGCAAGGCTTGTGTCGAGCATGAACTGCAAGGCGAACCCTGAGCGTCCATAAGATAACTCACGTTCAAGTAAATCATCTGTGTCGAATCGCATAGGATCTACAGGCATCCCTTCTAAGCCCTTAGCGTCATCATGTATGCTATCCCATATCATTGGAGCTAAACGCGCCCCATAAGCTTTCTCAGCCTTCTCTTGGGAAGGATAACGTGCAGGCCAAACTCTCATCTGGTATCCACGCTCCGTGAGTGTATTATAAAGACTCATTTCGCACTGTGGGGTTCCTAAGTATAGGATTTTCCCTTCAGGTTTCAGAACAGCGTCAAACTCCTTCACTGCTTCACCTAACTTCTCCCGCATCATTTGCGTCATAGAGTTATTAGGTACTTCAATATCATCTGCAATGATAATATCTGCGCGACTGCCCGTTAGCTGCCCGGTAATACCGACAGATTTAACTGAAGGACTACCAGACGCTAATGCGGGTCTTACGTCAAACGCTATCTTACTCCACCTTTGCTCAGTTGAGGCTATTAGATGTTG